TAACTAGTTTATACACATTGTCTGCAGCATCCGAGATAGTGGCTTTGATCCACAGTCCCCGCTCATCTACACGGTGTTCAACCATTTTACCTACAGGCATCTGATGATTGTGATAGGCTAGTATAATGGGATTTTTAAGGTAATTGGCTAAACCTTTTTCCCATACACTAGTAGGCACTACGTCGCCTACACGATCAACATCATTAGTTGATGCATAACCTTCAATAGTTATAGCATCAGATTCCTCGTTGGCCGCTTTAGTAGTAAACCTGGAATTAAAGTAAATAACTTTATTTTTAACGTCCATACTACTCCTTAGCTGCTTGTGGCCTACCGCCTAGTGACGGATTGGCTGCTGAACCTGCTATGTTAGCAGGGATTCTAATGGTATCACCACCCTCTACCTTGGGATACCGTAATTCTATGCGTGCTTCATTTGGTGTTATAATGCCACCGTTAACTAGTGTTTGGTGATAACTGGCAACGTCTTTTAATTCTGGTTGTAGTGCCGACACACTGCTGGTTATTGCCTCTACATCATAGCCAAAGTATCGCTCTACAGCGCTAATATAAAGTCTAGCTAGTGGTAGTACTGTTTCTAGGTAGAACAGTCTAAGATTAGGACTTATATTGGCATTGTTGCCACCCTGCAACAATATAGGCGGTACACCTATAGCAGTCATTATGCGCTCGCTGTGTGTTTTTATTGCTTGATCAAAGTCTAGGTCGCTGAATTTTTGATCTGATAGTTTATGCGGTTTTAGTCCACTGTCTAAGATAATTGGCCTGCGGCCACCTGACTTGGCATTATATCGTTGCTGCCAGTAGACTAGTGTTTTCTCCTTGGCTGCAGCGCTAAGTGTATTTTCCGATGTAAGCACTAAGCCAAATATAGTACCATTGTCAAAGAACTTTTGCTGAAACTCCTGCATGCTATACAAGATGTTTATGTTTTCATGACAGCTGGTTAGCCTGCTAGACCCACGATAAATACTATCACTTGACAAGTCTTTAAAGTAAAATACTTCGCGCTCTGAGAACTCTACGCTGCTGCTGTAGCGATAGCCACGAATATACAGTTTAGGGTCGCTTAATATATCTACATTATGTGCTGGCAGGTGATACATAAAGGTGCCATCATAGTGTATAAATGCATTACCCTCTAGGATTAGGTCTTTAAAAATCTCACGACGAAAATCTTGTGCACTTTGAAATGGATTAGGACGAAAGTTTAATAGTGTGTTTAGTGTTTTTTGACGAACACCAACTGCTACACCATCGTGCACTTTGTCTTTAATATCATAGTCTAAGCTAGCGCAAGCACTAACTAGCATATTTACACTTCTGTTTACACTGTCTATTTGTTTAAAAGCAGCTTGATTTGTTAGTATTTGTGTTGTAGTACTAACATCACCGCCTTCATCATAGTGTATTTGCCCCTGAGCTGGATTAAGTTTTTCACGAATCCAGTTACCTATTCTTTGTAACGCCATCTAAGCCCCCTGTGAACTCACTAAAGTAGCTGTTATAGCTGCTTCCGCGATATACACTCTCACCACTTTGATGCTTTTGTTGCTGTAGTTCTATCCAACGTCGTTGCTTGTCCACACTATTTGGTTGAGGACTTTTACCATAAATGCCGTGTAGTTGTACATGATGTCTGTTACAGAGAGTATAGACTAGGTCATATATTTCTACATGGTGTTCTTGGATGAAACGATCGCGAACAGCTAGTATGGCTTCATCAGTGCTTATATCAACAGCATTGGTACGCGACCATACTTCTAGTAGGTGGGTAATACTGTGCAGGTGATGAAGTTCTAGTTCTAGGTTACTACCGCAAATGTAGCAATGTGATTGCTTTGTATAAGCAGATTTTGCTTTGTCACGAATCCACTTTACTGGTATGCGTTTATTTGTGTTTACTGCCATTGAATATTATTCCACAATTTTGATAATTATAGCCTAAAAGCATATGCCATTGCAACCGTAAATTTAAGCTACCCTAAAACTAAAGCTAACAACCAACTAGCAAACTAAAAAAGATATTTGAAACCCTAACTAAAACGGTGTATAATAGTAGTTTTAAACCAACAAAAACAAACCAATGAACAGCGGAATATATCAACTAACTTTTACTAGTGGTCACTACTATATTGGCAAAAGCGAAAATATACCCAAGCGCTGGGATACACATAAGCGTAATTTTGATCAACACAAACATACCAAGCGCATGCAGTGGGCCTATGACAACTATGGTATGCCACAATTTCAGGTTGTGTTAGTAGTACACCCAGACCACTTAGACCTCTACGAACGTGCAATGATACAGGCTAGCTGGGTCGACCACCTAATACTCAACGGCACTAAACCGCAGCCAATAAGTCAAAGCGACTTAGACAAACTAGACCTAGCAGAGCGTACTACCGTAGAAGATAAGCGTATTATGCAGTTGGGTACACTAGAGCACATTGATTATCTTTGGCTGTTTAAGCAGCAGTGTGACGACTATAAAGCCGAGCTAGAAGAATTACAAGACAAAGACTTGGTCGTCAAACGATTGCAACAGCTAGAGCAAGCAAACGAAAATCTCTACAGCCAACAACAAGCACTCCAACAAGAAATCAATTACTTTAAAAACCTAAACTGGTGGCAACGTATTTGGTACTAGACTATGTAGCTATATAGTGCATATCTAAGTGCATCGGCCATGTGACTATACTTGTCATGTTTAGGTCGTTCCTTGATAAGCCCCAATTTATCATCCCAACGATACTGGTCTAGCATAGCTAATACATGTTGACAATCTTTATGTACCCGCAATCGGCCTTGCTGCACTAAGGTTTGCACATATGCAATACCTGGTAGTACATCCTTTTTAGCACGTGTAGTTGCAATCTCATAGTTGTAAGCTAGGTCAGCACTAAACTGTGCAGCAGCACTATCAATAAATACGGTTTCAATACCCCAACGCTCTATCATCCTGTGAAAATGCTCCGCATGCTCGCGTGTGGTACGCTCTGCAACCAAATAGTCCTCTACAACATAGTAGCAATCACTATTATAATCATATATAATATTAACCCAAGCTGTTTCATCACGGTAACCAGGGTCTAAGCCGCTAAAAGCCTCTCCACGTATTTCAGGCAGTTCACTAAAAATATAGCTATCACTAAACCCCTCATAAATTTGGCCTAAGTAGCTAGTAAAACTAGCCATATACTCCTGCTCAAATTCTGCTTTTGGCATCGACCGCCTAGCTTCCTCAACATCTGACTCAGCCATACGAGTATTCTCCGAATAATCCGCTTGCAGGCTACACCACTCGGGAAAGTTCGGATCAAATCCACGACTATAAAATTTACTAAACCAGTTGTTTTTACCACGAGGTGTACTAATAAATATGGCTTTAGCACCTGCTTTATCAAGTGTAGGACGTAGTGCTACATTAAATGCATCTTCTCCACGATCACTGAGTGCAGCCTCGTCAAATATAATAAGATCATAGCTGCGACCTACTGTACTATCCACAGTGCTAATAGATCCCATGCGTATTGTACTACCATTTGACAGTTCAATAATCTTGTCTTTAAGGTTATCACGCTCAACCTCAAGATCAAAGTGCTTGATCAACCTACGCTGCAGCTCAAAACTAATAGAGCTAAGATTATAGTTGGGTGATATTATTAGTACATTACTATTAGGTACTAGTGTTACTAGTTGACCAATAATATTGGCTATGTAGGTTTTGCCCAATCGTCTGGCAAGTGCAGCGCAGATAAATCTATACTTGGGGTCGTTAACACTATTGATTAGTGCAATCTGCGGACGATTAATTGTATCGTAGATGTTTAGTAAACGGAGGTAGTTGTCAATAGGCAGTTTAATAAAACGCTGGCCGGGATCAAACTCCTGAATATAATCTACTTGTACATCTGGTCGTGAAACCGTTAACATTAAACACCTTCTCCACTAATCAATTTGTGTATAAGCTGACCATACTTTGATCCGTCACCTTCATTAATTTGCACATTCACTTGACGTTGGGGTCCACTACTACCCTGCTTGGCCTTTTCCAGCTGTATTTCACGATCTAACAAGTCCATTGACATTTTGTGTGATAGTGCTAATAATTCAGCTATATCCTTGCTAGAACCTACTCCTGACTCCTCCATTTCCATAAACTTTTGTTTTATTAGTGCGTCCATAGCTCGGCGCATAAGAAACCTGTTATTATATCCAGTATCAAAGAATACGTGATCTATGTAGTTGCGTACCTCTCGACGAGCTAGTGTGGTTGTTACAATTTCGGGATCTAAGTCTAGGTTATCGGCTACCGCTCTAGCATCCTGCAGTTGAAGATAGCAGTTGGCTATTTCCAGTGCCTCTGGACTAATTTTGAGTGTTTCTGCTGGCAGGTGTGTTGACATAAATTTCTCCATTTTATTGGAGTATAGCACCGGTGATAGGTGTTTGGCAAGTTGAAAAATTTTTTGCTGTTGTGTTGATTGCTGCGGTTTAGGGTCAAATTTGGCACCTTTAGTGTTTTGAAAATTTTCAAAAATAGGCCGTGTGGGTGGGTGCCACGGCTATAATTAACATAACAGTTTAATAACCGCCCTAGTATACCATTATACTAAGCAGTTTGTCAACTACCACTGATCGACTGACGAATGGTAGTTGATGCTGGTGCTGACTTCGCATATACTAGAGTTTCTTTCAACACAACAGGAGTAGCTGAAATGGCAACAGCCAAAGCCCCTAATTATAGCCCTGAGCAAACTGCTCAGATTGTGGCCGACTATCAGGCCGGTGTTACGGTTGAGCAAATTGCCCAAACTATGGGTAAGACTGTTCGCTCAATTGTAGCGAAGTTAAGCCGTGAAAAGGTTTATATCGCTAAAGAATATAAAACCAAGAATGGTGAAACTCCCGTTAAAAAAGATGTAACGGCTGATTTTATCGGTGCTGCTCTCAAGCTCTCGGAGAATGATATAGAATCGTTAACGAAAGCTAACAAGAGCGCTCTGCGTGCGATTGAGCTTTTTATCCGTAACTCTGCCAACTAGGGTATAGGGGCGCAAGCCCCTACTATAACGATATGAATTATAGAAACATTATTATGATGTTGCTGTGGCTGTACGTGATGGGCATGTTCTGGTTTCTAGCACGATACAGTTTCACGTGAAACAATAGCCACATATAAAAAATATACCGCTATATTTTTTATAGCGATGGCGCCAAATTATAGCATATAATTTGCCGCCGTGTCAAGCCTTGCGGCCGCCGTTCGTCGGGTGTAGACAACCGTTGGTCGGCTGATGTGTGGCAGGCTGTAGGGGTGTGGGCGGTAGGCTAAATCTACTCTTGCGCTTGCACTGCTAGCTGATACGTGTATAATAGATTTTGTTGTAGGGCATGACTCTAGGCGGCTAGCAACCCCGCCTACCCTCGGATAGGGCCGATAGGGCAAGGGCAGACAAGTTAAACCTTACAACATTCTAGACTTTATAAGGATATAGGTTATGAAAAGGATAGCAATCTATGACATGGACGGCACAATTGTTTGCTCAATGCACAGGTATCGTACCATTGTTAATAACGGTATTGAGCGGATTGACCTCGATTACTGGCGTGCTAACGAGTATCGCGCACTTGATGACAGTTTGTTACCATTGGCAGAACAATATAAAAACGATCTCGATGATCCCTACTGTATTGTTGTTATTGCTACTGCCCGCATTTTGCGCAATGCTGATCGTGCATTTATTTATAGCAAATTAGGCACTCCCGATCATATCGTTAGCCGTGATGAAAATGATAACCGTTCTGGTGCTACTCTCAAGATCGAAGGGTTATCGAGAATTTTCAAGTTGTATAGCACACTTCATTATAGTTTTGATGACGCTGTATTTTATGAGGATAATGTAGCATATCTTAAAGCGGTATGCGATTACTTCAATATTCGTGGTGTTTACATTCCAAGCAAACAAGGACATTGATATGGAAAATTTAATGGTTATGCAGGACAAACTGGTTGACCTTTATAACGATATGTATGGGTTCGATCCAGACTTTGGAAAGGTTAGCGATTGGAACGATCTAGGTTGGGTTACTAGAATGTATAACGATCTGCTTGCCGAGTTTCATAGCCTACCCGCTGAGTTTGATCTTAGCCCTATTGAAGACGAGCGTTCTAGTTTTTGGCGCGATCTTAATCGTCGTCAATTGTTAAACGATGCAGAGCGTTATGCAAGTTGGGCTAACGCGGACATCGAGCGCGGCGATCTAAAATCTGCTACGTTCTATCAAATGTTGGCAAAGCGTGCGCTTGCCGCTTGGGAAGCCACGCACGCATAGGTTTCACGTGGAACACTGTTCCACGTTATAAAAACCACACCGATATAATTTTTATATCGGTGGCGCCAAAAATTATATCATATAATTTTTGCCCGTGTCAAGGCCTGGAGCGACCGTTCGTCGGGTGGCATCGACCGCTGGTCGGTCGATAGGCGGCGTGCTCTAGCTGACGAACGGTAGGCAATGCCTGGTATTTTATGCTATACTAGCGGTTGATTCACATTTACAAGGTTATAAATTATGAAACGTCAATACTTCGCTGTTCTAGATACTGAAACGACTATCAACGATACCGTTATGGATTTTGCCATTGTGGTTTGTGACCGCCACGGCAAGATTTACAATAGTTGTAGCGTTCTAGTTCGTGAGTTCTATGACCCTATGACACTGTTCCATGACAAAAACAATAACGGTTTTTGGTCTAATGCTAACCTAGAGCGTCGTCGTGCTAATTATCAGAACATGCTAGATTCTGGTACGCGTATGCTCGCGTCGGTAACTGCTATAAATAACTGGATCA